AACACCAGCAAAAGTATTACCAGTATCATCAACGTTAAGGTTTGAGACTAGAGCTGGAGAATAATCCAACACACCAGCAGCTGCTAGTGCAGAAGCAACGTCTGAAGAACATAATACGAAATTACCTTTTCCTCTACGTGTTTCTTTTGAGATCACGTTAGCTTCTCTTTCGAGTTGCATTACAAGACCTTTGAATTTTTCAGCCATCCATCTACCATCTGAGTCAGTAGCAACATCAAAGATACCGCTAACAGCTGTGGATGATTGAAGAGCACCGATTTTAGCTTTAGTAAGAACAGTTCTTACCATTTCTCTGTTGATTTCCGCAAGGATCTCAGCAGATAGGATGTTAGCTAATTCGCCTTCAGCATCTAAACCATGGATAGCTTTCAAGTCTTGTGCTAATTCCATTGTGTATTCAGCTTTTAGGGCTCTAGATTTTGCAGTCACTGTTGATTTCTCGATTGAGAAAGCCATTTCAGCGAATGCTGCACCTACTCCACCAGAGGTTCCTCTAGCTTCAGCAGTTGCTGTTGGTAAACCTGTACCGAATGTGTTAGTGATGTCAGCTGCTGCTGTATCTGCGATAGTACCGTCAGAATCAGCATCAGTTGCTCCACCTAATCCAGTAGGTTCTGCTTGATGAGTACCAGTACCTGAAAAGTCGGTATCAGCTTCATCAAAGAATGCTTCTGAACCGCTTTGGCTTGTGTACTTAGATTTCATTGCAAAGATAAGACCAGTTGGTCCAGTCATTGGCTGAACGCCAGCGATATCATATGCGATGAGGTTAGGCATAGCTCTACGAACTAAAGAAATAAGAACAGGGTCGAAAGTACCAATATTATTCGGAGCACTGCCGCTAATGTTATTAGCTGCTGCTGCTTCTGAAATAAAGTTACCTTGTGCCTGGGCTTGTTCTTCACGTAGTGCAATTTCTTGGTTTTCAAGAAGCCTTGCTGTGACAGCTTTTTTATATCTGTCTTGGATTTCTGGTGCGCCTGCGTGTTCTAAGACCGGGCTCCATTTTTCCATTAATTGTGAATCTGCGTTAAACATTATAGTTTTTCCCCTTAAGATTATTTATTAAATTTAGTTATAGCCTGAGTGTATCTAGACATAGCTTCTGAGACTTCAACAACTTCCGCTGTATCTTCTCCTGCCATGCTATTTACTTCATCAACTGATTCAGTAACTTCGCCTTTGAAATATGAATCCTTGATAGTAGATACCTTCTGTTCGAAAGTTTCTTTGTTATCAAATTCAACATCTTCCACTAACTTAGCTAATTTCTCAGCATCTGTTTCTGCAAGCCCTGAAGATGCTTCTCTCACTATGTCAGCTTTAACGTGAACGTTATTAGCTTCGTGTAGTTTGATGTTATCTTCTGTGGTTTTGTTTAGAGATTCCTCTAGTTCAGATACTTGGTCAGATAATTCATCTAACAAGTTTTCTTTACCTTCTGGTATCTCAATGTAATGTTCTTTGAACACTGACTGTAAAGAAGCCATAAAGTCTTCAGCAATTTCAGTTCTAAGTCCTGTGCTTACTGCAACTTCATTTTCTTTCATCCAATTTTCAACAACGTAGTTCAAGTATGAATCTACTTTCTCTACTAATGAATTTTGAATTTCAGAAACCTCTTCTTCTAGGTTTTGCACGTATTCTGCTTCTAAGCGTTCTACTGATTCGGCTAATTTACTTGTTAGTACTGCCTCTACAATAGCGCTTGCTTTTTCACGGAATCCATCTGAAAGCGTAGCTTCCTCTTTGATGATTGTGTCTAGATCTTCGTCAAAATCAATAGCTTCTACTTTCGCTTTAGCTTTTAATTCATTCTTTTTAGAAGGTGCTGAAGCAATAGCTTTCGCTACTGAACCATCATCTTCTGATTCGTCTAGATCTTTGTCATCAGAGATCGCTGCCATTTTCGCAAATAGTTTTTGTGCGTCTTCTTTTTTTACACCTTTAAGCATATCAACGGCTGCTTGAATAACACCAGCTTTAGTTTTAGGAGTTGCTATAGCCTTAGGAGCATCTTCTTCAAGATCACCTTCTTTTTTAGCTTTAGCTTCTTCTAATTCTTCAGAAGCTTCTTCTGAAACTTCTTCTGCTTGTACTTCTTCAACAACTTCCTCTTCTGCTTGAACATCTTCGATTACTTGTGTTTCATCTAGTTGCTCTTCGCTTTCAATAGAAGCTTGCTCATCAATTGATACGTCTTCGGCGTTTTTTACGTCTTCTGACATGTCGTTATCCTCCTCGGATTATTTATTTACAAGTTTCGAGAGGAAATTCTTAAAGGCTCTGATCTCAACTTCCGAAGAAGAAATAGACCTGGCTGTTTTTATTTCAGTCTCAATTAATTCAATGTCTTGTGCTACTAATATGCCGTTATCCCATATCCAGTCTTTACCTTCCATAATTCCGTTGACAAATGCCTCCGGAGCTGATGGATCTTGGACTATATCTACTGTTGATAACATAAAGTCACCATTCACATAACTAGCGCCATTCTTTTGCACAAGGCTTCCCATACCACGACTTGATACACCAAGCTTAACACCACCTTCAAGTAGACCTTCGACGATCTGACCCATAGGTGTTTTTAAAATTGATGCCTTTCCTACCACATTATTACCTTCCCATTTAAGTTCAGTAATCTTGTGAGAAACTTTATCTAGGTTTATAGTAGGACCTTCTGGGTGATTTAACTCACCAACTGCCCTACCAGTTGTCACCTGCTCTTTAACATATTTGTTAACAGCTGACTCTAGAATCTTTTTTTCATATACACGGCCATTGCGATTTTTCTTATCCGCCTGCATAAACACGCCTTCAATGACGTGGCTCTTATTACCTTTTTTATCTTCGGTAATGTAGTTAGTAATATTACTATCGTTATACTCTGAAATTAACTTCATGAGTTATTCTCCGTAATTATTCTT